CGTTATGTAAAAGGGGTGAGGAAGCATATTGCACTGTTTTCACCAATGTTTGTCATTGTCTATGCAATGGGGTTTACAACTCCCCTGCTACTCACCACCAGATACATAACAATATAGATTAAAGCACATTCCGTTCTATTGAGATATTATTGCTGGTTACAACAACAATAAATTCATCTCGCTTAACCGCCAGTGGGGTTATCTTTCCAAGGTGTAGTAAGACGTTGTGGGCGGCACCATTCAGCCTTTCATGAGTCCTTCTTAATACATTTAATGATTCTTCATGGCTTTTAATAGCCTCCTCAACTGCCTCTTTTTCGAAAGCTATTTCAACGAGAAACTGAGCACCTTCGATCTCATTGTTTTGGATTCGGTTAACGACTCCTGAGTAGTCTAAATCGGTCATTTCCATAGGTAAGTTTTTTGAGGTTAAATATAGCTTTCACACTTGGTGCAATAGTCAGGGTATTCGTTATCCTGGCTTTGCTTTACGAACTTGTAGGGGTGTTCGCAGACTGGTTCTTCTTGAGCGGTCAGGCAGTCGCATTTATGGGTTGTAACGCCACCACCAAAAGAACCACCTGTTGTATAAGATCCGGTATCGTTACATATAGGGCAGTTTGCCCGTTCAACATCTTCAAGGTCACTAACCTTTTCTACAAGACATATCTTTGAGGGGTATTCGTCAATAGACTCTCCTGTCCAGGTGCCATAAGACGCAACGATTGTTGCCTGAGTCCCATCGGTAAAGTAAAGAACCAGGTACCCTTCATCATCGAAGCCTGCTTTCTTCTTTTGCTTTACATCTTTAATTGTCTTGCCTTTTAAACTCTTGATATTCATCATTATTTACTGTTTAATTGTTATTCAAATTACCCTTTGCTTTTTCCAATTCCAATACTCCATTTCCAATTGGTCGATATTGCTATCCATGTAAACAGACATAGTAAAGCCATCGTACACCAGGTCGGCATATTTGAGTGTCGTACCTGAAATCAAATCCATGGTTGCCCGAAGTGCCTGGGTAATTGTGGCGCCATGTACCGGCATTAATTCGACTGACTGATTGGGGGTAAATGTGATATAACTCATAAGTTCTCTGTTTTTAATTCCGGAAATAAAGAACGGTCAGCATTGAATTCACCCTCAAAGAAAATGTACATTCCCATCTCTCTGGCTATCTGATACTCCACCCTGGCACCTTTGCTTTGGCCCCAGTCTCGGAGCATATATATGGCATCACAGGTAAGCAGCTCTGCAATATCCTCCTTCATGTAATCGTGCCAGGCTTTTCCCTTCTCATAAGGACTTACCTCTATTGGGTTCACGGGTGTATATCCCTTTGCAAGGAGGAATGAAGAGTGCCATGCGAACTTTTCTTTAACGGCTTCCATGGGGAGGCCGGTTATTTTTCCTGATACATACACTCTCATCGGCTTGCCTCCTTTTGTCTCATATCGCGTTTCACTTCTTCCTGCAATACATCAAGATTGTCCTCAACGTATTCTCTCACATCGGCACTGCACTTGTTGCTTTCGTAGTAATAAAGCAAATCTGAAGCAGGTACATCAATCATTCGTGTGCCCTTGTTTCGCCCCCAGGGCATGGGGCTTTCATCAGTCAGTGTCATGCTTCCTCCTTTTGTATTTTAATTAGAACATTAATTGCCCTTTCGGTGCTGTCGATTTGACTATTAAGGCGAGCTACCTTTCGCTGAAACAATTCCAGAAACTTAGGACTGTCAGCAGCCATCTCCTTGTAATTATCCCGGATGTGCTTTAACTCATCCAGATGCTCTGCGAGTGCGTAAATTGGACTTTCCATCATATCTTTACCATTAGTTTAACATCCTTATCGTAAGGTTCATACTCTACCTTTGTTTTCCTTATCAGGCGACCTGTGCCTTTGCACGACGGGCATTCCACAACATCGTAAGTATTACTCCTGGTGCCCGGGTCTTTAAGTATCTCACCGGCCCCTTTGCAGTCGGGGCAGGCAATTACTTTGGTTATGTATTTATCTCTTGCGTTCATTGGGGGTGCTTTGCGTTGGATATATTCTGCTTTTCAGTACACTATCATTGCGGTCGTGTGCGTTGGGGTTCTCTTTGTTCGACAGGTGTTCGTTGTAGCTCATTTCAGCAGCTGCCTGGGTTCGCTCCTTTTCGTAATCGGCAAATGCCGAGAGCACCTTATTCTCTGTAAGCTGCGTTCCGTACTGCTTGCTTTTCTTCATCTGCTGAAGTATGTAGTAACAATCCTCCAGGGAATAATAGTAGAAAGTGCTTTGTATCTCAGCAGACATTGCCAGAGCCGTTTCTTCATCAAATTGGGTAGCGAATGCCTGGGAAGCTTCAACAAGCAACACTGCCAACACACCCTCAACCTTCTCAAGCCCGTGTCTTCGCTTGAGCCACGACATTGCCGGATATCTCTCCCTGACAATCTGCGCGGGGGTAAGTCTGGCAAACGCTCTAACCAACTCCACCCGAGAAGCGCCTGCGGAGATCATCGGCAGTATTGCGGGACGCTGTTTGGCCGGTGTTTGTTCCATTCTTCAATTGGTTAATTATCTTATTCAACTGTGAGTTAACAAACTTGAGGTCGGCATTTTTTCGATAGAAAGGGTCGAGGCGGTTCCACCGTTGCAGAATAAACTTCCATGCCTCCAAAGCATCCTCATCGCTACCGCTCACCTCTTTCATGTACTTGCCTATTTCCTTGAGTGCTTTGCCATCGGCAGCCAAAAAACGATAATCAAGGCCCGACTGCTTGCGGTAGAATTCCATCCAGGCTTTTCGGGCAAGTGCAAAAAACTGATCCTTTGCTTTTGGCTCCATCTTTACAAATCTATCATGAGGCTCAATACTGTCCTCTCTGTCGGGCACCACCTCGGCCAGTAACTCCAGGTCGAGGTTTCCTTTTTTTACTTCCACCTTGCGCAGCTTGCCGCGTGAGTAACTAACGACAAACCGGGCTTTTGTGAATTGTATCTCGTAATTGTTCATAGTCAGATGCGTTCAAACGATTCGATGTTCAATTCATTCTTTAATCCAAGAAAGTCGCGCGCCTCACGGGCATGTTCAGGGCTGTCGAAGTACCAGGCTCCGGCACGGTTAACAGAGTAGCAGTCTTCTCCATCCTTACGGAACTGAAAGAACAGCTTCTCTGAGCCGTTGTGTCTTGTAAGAATGTAAATGCGGTTACATCTGCGTTGAAAGATGCTTGCAATGCTCTTTAATATTGCTTTCATACCTTACCTCCCAACTCCTTAATCATCGTGGCAATACGGCCATGCAGTCTCATTCTGCGAACCCACACCCGATTATACATCTCACTGTTTTCATCAAACTGCCTTGGAAGCGGCCAGGCCTTTAATTCATCCTTCAGCTCGTTAATCGACTGGCTGATTTCAGCTTCCGTGTTCAATTGCGCTGCCTTTTGCAGCTCCTTATTGGAAGGTCTGGGAGCAACAGCCCGGAGAAGATTGCCCCTGAACAATGGCAGCTTATCAATTCCCTCTACCGGGCTGAGCAGCTCTATGTCGTAGAAAAAAGACGACCCATACCTGTGCATATCAATCACGCTGCACTCTTCGCCCTTCAGCGATTCCGGTAACTTTCTGCCGGCAGGCAGATTGTCAATTATTACATTATCTCCTTGTTTTAACATGGCTTAATGATTTTCTAATTGTTTATTATAGTGATGCCGGTGGTATCTATGGTGTTGGGGTGGCTGTTGCTTTGTCTTTCGTTCATTGCGAACCACCAGCACAATTACAAGCAGCCATAACCCCCACAGCACATAAATCATATCTCGTCGGTTGAGATTTCAGAACCCTCCGGGAAATCAACGGAAGTGATCGACAATGGAATACCTACCTGCTTGCCGGTCTTCTTTTCCTTCATGCTTGCTTCAATGAAGAAGGCCGAGCGATGAGGCTTGTAGGCATCTTTAATGATATCCACGGCCTCTGTCAGCGATGGGTCATTGATATCCTTAGCCATCTTTTGCAGCTCAAGCACACGGCTGGGCTTCAGGTTGCCTTTCTGGTCTTTCTTCAGGAAGCCCTGAAGCATACGCACAAGCTTCGCAGTTTCTTCATTCGTACTGAGGCTGTCGATGTATTCGTTCACCTTCGCAATTCCGGCCTCTACGGTGTCGTCCCAGCTGTCGATAACCCGAAAGCCTACAACCACAGAGTTGCCATCCTTATCAGTAAAGGTGTGCGACTGCTGCCCCTGTTTGTACCCGAACAGGTCTTTCTTTTGGCGGAGCAGTGCATTGAGGCTGTTAAATACCTCTGCCTTTTTCTGACTCAGGAAACTACTCAGCACCTGAAGGTCTTTAATGTTACTGGCAACAACCTTATTCACATTCTCCCGGTAATCCTCGCGGGCTTTCTTTTTCTCAGCCTTTTCGGCTTCCTGATCCTGCTGCAATTGTCTCAGCAATTCTGCCCTGTCTTCGGGGCTTAAAGATTTTACATCTACACTCATGATTACTATTTGTTTTTGGTTAATACTATTCTGAACACTTTGATAATTAATGCCAGGAGAAAGAGCGTGGCAATCAATGCACCCAAAGCAATTGGCGCCCACAGTGGGGTAAGCACCCATAACCATGCCCAGTCGATCTGGTTTGTCAGCTTCAGTGTTACGAATATTGCCAGTAGTACTGCATCTACTCCTGCCCCTTGAGATATTGACCTGTCGTTATTCATATTGCAACTGTTATTGTAGTTAAGAATTCAATGTGTCCACTTTCACTGTGTGACCTTTCTCTTCGATGATTTTCTTGTGAAGAAGATCCCAGGGCCTCTTTGCCTGCATCTGCATATCCAGCAGGTCGGCAAGTGACTTTTTAGAATAATCCCAGTCAAGGAATGCTTCGCAGGTGTCCACCCATTCTATCATCCAGTAATACCAGTACAGGTCGCTGGTTATGTACTTACTCACTGCACGCTTGAGGCGCTTGCCCGTGTATCCATCGTTGCGAAAGAGCTCTTCCACAAACTCGCAGCCTGTCTCGTACATCAGTTCCAGATACTTGTCGGGCGTTAATCCGAGCATATTGGTTATCGCCCTTTCGCACCACACGGTGCGCGCTTCCATTGCTTTTGCATTTTGTTTCATGGTTTTAGTTCATTGCTATTCCGTTATACAATTGATTCTTTGCCTCTATTTCTTTTTTGCGGGCAACACTCGCCAGCTTGCGGTGGAGCTCCTTCATCTCCGGCACGGTCATCTCATAGAGAAGTTTCCCGGCAATGCGCTTATCCAACAGGAACTTGTTAACCCGCTGCCAGTCGTTCTGATCGGCATAGACACCACACTTATTGAGCATTGTCATAACGTTGCTTCGCCATTGCCTTACATCAGGAGGTGTTGTCTTTCGCTTGCTTACAGCTTCTTTTAACCGTTCAATTAGTTCATCCATCTGGCGGTCGGTAAGGTCTTTTGAGCTTTCCACACCGTACCCGGCTAGTATATCGCGCTTGTTTGGCAAGGCTCCTGCCTTGTACATGAGCGCGTGTGCGACTCTTCGTTTTTGCTTAATATCCATTGCCTTCGAGTATTTCATCGCCCCAGTATTGTGCGGCTCCGTCGGGGTAAATAATTAATGGCTTTCCTCCACCATATCGGCTCAACACATCAGCCCTGTAACCTTCAACCCATATCTTGACGAAAGAATCATACCTTATCTTTCTCGCCACCCTGCCTTCAGGATGCTTTCCATCTGCGTGCGAAACCCACACAAAAAGCTTTCTTGGAAATCTGGCTCTTAGTTCTTTATATGCCGGGTATGATAAGTCACTATATTGTACACTATCCGTAACTACAATATTGGCACTCTTATGCTTTTCCAGACGCACAATCAACTCATCAATCGGCTCTTGATCTAAAAGGGTTATTCTATGTTTTACTTCATGCATTTGATAGTTCATAAACGCAGTCTTCATGCTTTCGGAACCACCTTCCTCAAGTGAGTTATATAAGACCTTCCCGAACTTCGTCAGATATTTTGAAAGCATTACGGCACAGCTCGTTTTGCCATTAAAAGAATTCCCCCATATAATCCATGAACCTATTCTTTCAGGGTCTCCAAAAGACTCTCTCCACTTACCGGTGAATTGCATCACATTGCGTCTTTTGTTATATAGCTCTGTTACACTAATTGCTCTTGCCATTATGCCTCCTGTGCTTGCTGGTTTAACTTCTGAATCTCAGTGTATATGCGTCGCAAACTGCCTTGGGTTTTGCTGTACAATTGCTGAGGGTTGGGGACGTTGTTCGCTTTTGCAATCATTGCCACCTGCTGACGGTTGAATTTATTCAGCTCGTCTCCTCCATCAGGAGTAATCTTCTGGTAGCGGCTTCCGTAACGGCTGAATATCTCGGTATATCCTACTTTCTTGTTACCAAGATTCTTGTCTATTTTTTTGCGCAACCCATCGGCACCAATCATGTACCAGCCACAGGCATACTCAGTGGCATTCCAGAGAGCTTTCAGCTCCAAAAAAGCAGGGTAATCCAAATCACCGGCCTCATCAAGCACCACAATAGGAGCAGGCACGGAACGTAGATAAAAGACCAGGTCATCATATACATCGCTGTATCTGCCAATAGATACCAGGCCAAACTCGCGGGCAATGGCCCTGATAAGCTTCTGTTTTGTCTTTACCTGTGAGCAGTCGATGTATGCAGCATTCTTATTGTTGCGGCAAAACCACTTAGCAGCGTAAGTTTTACCAACGTCGGCACTGTCACAAAGCAACCCCGACAAAGAGTTATTCTTACAAGCTGCCAGCTGCCCGGTCACAAATTGAAAGACGGGTGTTTTAGCCGTAACCAATTCTTTGCGTCCGCTAATCTCAACCTGAAGCCGGCGGGCAATGGATATCCACTTCGCATCAGCCAGTACATTGTCCATGTCTCCCTTGCGGGTAATGCGCGAAAATTGCGAAGAGCTGATTCCAAGGGCCACGGCCATCTTAGCATCACTTGAGTAATTGTTCCGGCGCTCTTTGATAGCTGCCACAATTCTGTTTTTTAAATCTGTTGTCATCATAGTTCAATCGTTTTAGAAATTATAGAGAGTCCAATGCTCTCTGTATATTGAAATCTTCATCGTCAGAGTAGTCTTCAAAGTCTGTCTCAATCTCGTCCGGTTCCACTATGTCCGGCACCGTTTCCACAATCACTTCATCCTCCTGCTCTTCCTTCTCTATGATGTGAATTTTTGAAAGTGACGCCTTGCCATCTTTGGCAAGCTTATCGAACTGACTTACATACTTGGCCTGTTCGGTGTATGCGCTGCGATCATCGTCTGTTTGCTCAGCCGTGGCAGTATTGTAGGTCTTAATCAGCTCTGCTTTGCAAATAAATGTCCGGTCCTGATAGAGATAGACTTCTTCAATTCCATCCTCGCCAGGCAGATAGTAAGCATCCACCTTGTAGTTATTTGGCTTAAGCTTTTGCAACACCTCTGGAGAAGGCAACTGGTACTTACCATACTGCACCGTTACATATTGCGAGCGACGAACACTTGTTTCGGTGTGGTCTCCGATGTATCGAACAAGAAGCGCGCGGTCGATATCCAACAGATCCGGATTCTGATATCTCTTAAGAACATCCATTCTGGTCATATTTGGATAATACTTCTCATCAGGGTGCTTGCTATTATTGTACTTCTCTATTGTAAATCTGTCATCAGCAACAAGCTGCTCAAATGTGTAAGCCTTCTCCTTCACTTTCATACCTTCATCATCCCACGTTTTTTCCTGACGCGGCCTGTTGGCTTCAAGCTTTGAGTAGAAGCGACCAATACCATCCTGATATCGTTTCTCGTAACCATACTTCTTAAGGCGGTTACCTGTCTCTGCATACTTCTCCTGCGAGTTCCCTGGATTACACCAGCGCACAAATGGGAATATGATTCCGGCTTGCATCAGGTCGTCTTTGAACTTGTTAACCAGGTGATGCTCCACCTCCACCTCGGCAGGCGTGCTCATATTGTGATAGTCGAAGAACTTGAACATGTCGCGAACACAATCAATAAATAGTCCCTCGTCTTTATGCCTGCTATATGAGGCACCAACCACACAACCACTCTTCACATCATAAGCGTAATAGGCTTTTACACGTGTGCCATCAGGCAACTTGCGCGGAAGGTCTCGGTCGTCCATCGAGATTTTACTAAGCGAGAACATGGGCGCGTGACGGTGGTGGTGTGGTCTGCGAATACTTGTGAATTCGTGACTGTCACTCCTGGCCTTATCTACAATCACACGATTCTTAGGATTGTTGATGTAATTCCAGATAGTACTTTCACTCACCATTACCGGCACACCATCTTTATCAAAGAAGTCGTTGCGGTCGTAAATCTCTCCGGTGTCGTAATCAACCACATCTATAGCACCGCTCAGGAATTGCAGATACAAGTCATGCACGCTCGAAGAGAATGGCTTGTTAGGCATAGCATAGAGGGAAAGGATAAGACGCTCCATGTCAGCAGTCACCTTCCTGCTGTTGCTGTTACAATAACCTCTGTGTATAAGAGCGTGATATCCTTCCTCCATGTACTTCTTGTGCCGTTCTTTCAAACGCCTGGGATTAGATGGAAGTGTATGATTATATTTCTTCTTTAAGTCTTCATCACACTTAAGCTGCTCCACTGTCCCGGCAACTGATTCCCATATATGAGAAGTTCGTCCACCCAGGGCTTTTCTCTTACCGGTTCTTTTAGTGATCACTCTGTGAACAGCATTAAGGAGATCAGCATTAGTTGAATATTCGTTAATCACCTCCCCAGGAAGATTGCGGCCATCAGGCAACTTGAATGCACTAAAGTAAGCGCGTGCATGACGATCTGGTATAATGTATTTTTCAAAGTCATTAAAACGTGCTTTTTTGTAAGGATCTCCTTCCTTAGCTACAATCAACGCCTTGAATCTATCGGGAATGCTTTCGTATTTTATCAATGCCGGACGACCAGGCCCACCTCCCTTACGCACAACTTGCAATCGGTCGCGCGAAACCAGGGCATCATAATTGGCTTTGGTCATGATGGCGCCTTCGCCATAAAGCCAGCCGCCCGCAACACATAATATGTTATCGTGATATTCCAGCATATAATACAGATTATTCTGTACTGATTTCAGTTGCTATTTGCTGACGAGATTCAACAAGTCTTCGGAGTACTTCCATTGCTTTCTTATGCTTCTTTGCAGTCGGACGTCTTAGAATTTGGCTGGTATTACCCCTCGTCTCCCCAATGATTTCAGCTACTATGTTTATGTCGCCAAACTTTTTTTGCTCTAAAACTTGTTTTTCTGTCATTTTTCGCCGTAGTTTTGTATTAAACTTGTTACAATATTACAGGATATTCTGTATTAAATCAAATAATATTGGCAAAAAATTTAGAAATATCTGCACGTTTTACAGAAATGCTTGAATTTCTTGAGCTGAAACCGGCTCAATTTTCAAAGCTTCTAGGGTACGATAGGCCCCAAACCATCTATGATATAAAGAGTGGCTCAACAAAACCATCGTCAGATTTTTTTTATAGATTCATTGATGCAGGATTTTCTGAAAAAATTAACTTAGAATGGTTGATTGCCGGAAAAGATCCCATGAAAATGGCCGACAAAAAGAAAGAAGAACCAGACACAACCGTGCATCCCAGTCTATTAATGGAATACCTCAGAGAAAAAGACCAGGACATCAAAGAGATGGCTGAGGAGATCGGCAGTTTAAAGGCTCGTTTAACTTCATTGCAACGCAGATATCATCCTGGAGAAAGCGACAACATGCAGGTTGCAGAACCATAGACACACACACTTTTCTTTTACTTTTCACGCAGAAGCTTCACTAAAGCGCTGTATTACAACGACTCAAGCGCTTTTCACTGTTGTCTTGTTGCGTTTTTTATAGGTATTATCCCCCTTGCAATTTTCAATAAACCCGCTTTTTATTCGTATATCTTTATATTATTACCATATCTAAACACTGTTTTTGTTTGAATTTTGTAAGCCCTTTTGTAAGCCCTTTCGCAAGTCCTTTCGTGTTTTTATCAAATTGTCCAGGAGTATTTATTTGGTTGTTTTTTGGGTGTATAATGGACTTACTTTATTGCTTGTTTTCGCTTATTTGACGGGCTTTTGCAGTATAGTTGAATGGTTGTTGAAGTAGCATAAAAAAAGGGCTACAAAAAGCCCTTAGTTATTGAATCGAAAATGATGTTTTTTTAATAGTTTTGTACAATTCGTTTTGAATCGCTTTTTTGTAATCCTTTATTTTTTAGTGTTTTGCGTGTTTTTGGTTTGCACGTTTTGTTTTGTACCCCTTA